CTGCTGCTGACGGAGTATCGGGCTATAGCCCTTCTGCGTCGCTCTCTGCTGCGTCACTGGCGTCGTCTTCACCGGGCTCGTGCGATATACTGTAGGTGGAGAAGAGACCGGGGCGCTCGCGCTCCCGGTCTGCATCAATTTCCCGCGCCGCCCCTGCGCAACAGTGGTCGCAATTGGCTGCTCGGTCTTTAATTTTTTCTCTTCGTTATTGGTGTTCAGTGCTACCAGCTTTCCCATATCAGCCCTCCGTGTAAGTCAGCCCGTATTCGTTCAGCATCTTCTGCACGCGCGCTTTCTGCTCGTCGCTCAGCTTATCCCAGAAAGAATCAATGCCTCCGACAGCATAATCGGTACGCCCCTGTGCAAGCATCGTGCGCAGACTGCCCATAGCCGCATTGAAATTACTCGAATTATAGCCTTCGCTTGAACTTCCACCGTTCTGACCTTCCAGCCAGTTTTCATAGTCGGAATAGAGCCCGCTCGAAGATGTAAAGCCGTACTTCTGGTAGTTAGCCTTCTGTGCAAGCCAGCTCTTGGGGTTCCCGCTCGCCTGCGCTGCAGTAAACAGACCTTCGTAGTCCATCGCTCCACCGGTAGCTCCGCTACGTGCTCCGCCACTGGAAGCCCGGCGAGAGCCTCCGCCGCTTGCCTTCCCCGCCGCCGCCTGCGCGGCCTGCTGCAATTTATACTGCCATTCCGCATTATAGCGTGCGTCCTCGATGGCGTCGCGCTCCTTCTGGTAGTCATAGTTCAGCTTGTCCTGCTGCTTCTGATACGCCAGCGCATCCGCCGCCTGCTGGTCGCCCACCTGATCGCGTGCGAGCTGGTAGAGATAATTGCGGTCAGCCAACCAGCGGTTGTAGTTGTTGTCCTCAAGGCCGATGAGCGTATTCAGGTCGGCACGGTCAGCATTCAAGCCGTCCTGATACATGCTATAGGCAAGCTGCTGTAATTCGGGGATCTTGTCCGTCATCTGGCTCATCTGGTAGTCGCTCGCCTGTTGGCTCGCTGCCACCGCCGCCGTGGACGGCATTCCGCCAGTCATAACTGCCGCCTTGCCGAGCACATCCTCCGCGCTGCGGTCTGCCTCGCGCGTGTACTGCTTGCGATACTGCTGATAGAGCGGGTCGCTCGCCGCGTCGTAGGAAAACGGCGTGCGATTCAGCAGCGCGTCGAGCTTTGCGCTGATCTGTCCGCTCTGATCGTAGTTGTAGTTGCTGTCGCCCAGCTTATCGAGCCAGCTCGTGTCAGCCTTTGCAGGGCTCGCGCCCGTGCCAAGTTTGATGTACTCGCTGCCGTCCACGCCGCCGGAATAGTCGTACTTCGCGCGGATTTTCTCCGCCGCGTCGTGCGCCGCCTGCTGGCCCGCCTTATCTCCCTCGGCATATGCCTTGTTGTAGGCCTCGGTATACTGCCGGATGAGATCAAGGTCGCCCGAATCGTTGATGAGCGTCAGGTCTGTATTCTTGTGTTTAAAATTATCTGCCATTGTCCCCTCACTTTCTGCCGCCCGTCACGTATTCGTACTCGAGCGCATAGAGCCGGTATTCTCCTGTGGCTTTGATTTTTAATCTAAAGTGGTCGCAGCGGCGGATCGGGCAGTTGAGCGTGAAAACGTCTTTCTCCTGTGCCCCGCAGCGGTCGACCTCTTCCCACGCGCCGCCGTCAAACTTGACAAGGAACACAACCGTTGCGCCCTTCTCGCATTCCAGCCGCGCCCGCACACGCTGCACGTGCTTCGCGTCGAATAAGCCGCCGTCATAGTCGGCAAACTCCGCTTCGCTAATAACAGCGCCCTCGCGTGTTGCGCCGGTCGGAATATCTGCTGGGCCCCCAAGCAGCACACAACCACCATCCACTAAGGCCATGATACCGCCCGAATAGGCCATTTGCACCACGGCAAGCGTATCTTCCTTATGCCACACGCCGTTCTCACTGCTGTAGCAGTACAGCGCCGCCTTGCCATCCTCTTTCAGGCTTACGTAGTAGTTGAGGCCATCGCTTCCTCCCACCGCGTCGGAGAGGCGTACATCGTCGCCCAGCGTGCGGGAGATGCAGCGCGGCATCCCGCCGCTGTACGCCATGATGCCAACCTTTGAGAGGTAATAGAGCGTTTCACCCGCCACGGCGAGGCTCTTGTGGCTGCCCTTCATCACGCCGAGCACCGCACTCGACATAAGCTGGAAGTTTGTCGGGATCGTGCCGTACATCTTGAAGATTTTGTCTTCTTTGAAAAAGCACGGGTAGCCAAGGTAGCTCACGCACGCCGTGAACGCCCCCGCCGTTCCGCTCTCAACGCTGAACGCATCCGTGGATAGCCCGTCAAACACATTCCAGTTGTACGGATCGCCGAGCTTCGAAGCAAAGATGCTGTCGCCCTTGCAGCCCCACACGCGGTTTTCGTTCGTGCAGACGAAATCCATATCGGGAACGCTGCGCTTGAGCGTGACTGTTCCGGGCTCCGTGATGCTTTCCTGCCCATCAGGCAGGCGGAAGGTGTTTTCATAAAAGCGCAGCGTCTTTTTGTCCTCGCTGATCTCGCGGATGATGGGCGTGCGGTTGTTGTAGGTCTCCTTCGTGCAGCCCGAGATCGTCACGGCGTCGCCCACGTTGAACGGGAACGTCGCGCCGGTCGTCGTGATGCTGTTTGCCGCCGCCTTTTCGTCGGCATACGTGCCATTCCCGAATTTCAGCCCCGCCGCGGCGTAGCTCGCCTCCATCGGCTTGATCGTTCCGTCCTTTTCGCACACGATCTTGTCGGGGAAGATGAGCACGCGCTCGCCCAGTGCGCAGAAAGTCTTTTCGCTGTCTGCGACCGTCGTCTTCTCTTCACCGTTGATGTAGAGCTTCGTCCCATATACCTCGTAGAGCTTACCCGCACTGAAAATGCCGTTTGCCTTGCCCATACCCTTGCGGATGGTATAGCGCCGCGCACGGGGAGCAAGAAGCGGAAAGTATCGCGCCGACAGGTTTTTCATGTCGTAGAGCTCGCCGCCCGCCGCACCGAATGTGTGGTTAATGCCGCCGAATTTCTCCTGCTGCACGCGCCGGTTCGTATATGCCGTGATCTCAGGCAGTCTCATCTTTCACCGCTCCTCTTGCTTCGTCCGGCGTATCGACTTTTTCTCCCACCGGGTCTTCCGTGCCGTCGCATATCATTGCGATGTTGCGAAGCGACTGGCGCACCGCTGCCACCACATCGACGGCATCGCCGTTGACGTTCAAAATTCCGATCAGGTGCATCGCGTACGCCGCTTCCTGCTTAATTTTTTCATTCATGCTCTTTACCTCCAAAATCAAACACCTCGTTCCCATGTTGTCCCACCCGTGCAGATCCACGGGATGCCCTTGCGCCAGTAGTTGGCATAGAGCCACACGATACCTCGGTTGTAGCCTGTACCGTTGGGCGATAACCACACCATCCCGCTCGTGTCCTCCGTCCATGCGGCATACAGCGTGTGCGTTGGGCCGGGGGAGTAGTTGTAGCCGTAAACACTGATCGTTGCGCCCGCCGGGTAGATGGTCCCGGTCGTGCCGTCCAGCGTCCACCCGCCAAAAATGTAACCGGGCCTTGTCGGTGTGGTGTACGGGATGACAAAGTCTACATATGGATTGACATTTTGCTTCGACCCGCTTTGCGTTGCAGGAGCGCCCGTACCCCCATTGGCATTGTAAGCGAGCTGTGCGTAGTATGTTTGCGCCGTGGTGATCTCTAATCTCACATAGACATTAGATGCGCCTGCAAAGCGCGTCCAGTCCAGCTGGCACCGATAGCCGTCGTTGACGGTAGGCGTCTGGTAAGATGTTTGCCCGTCTGCGTTGACCACCCAGCGCGAGAAGACGCTTGCGAAGTTGTTGAACTCCGCCTCAGTGTTGAACGTCGGCTGGATGTTGACGCTGAAGCCGTCGATATAGCCGTCATAGCACGGCGAGCTCTCCCCCGCAGGCGAAACACGGTCAAGATAGACATTGCCATTTAACAGCAGGATTTGAGAATAGCTGCTGTCAACGGGGCCGTATACTCTTAGACGATAGCTCATATTAACTCACCAGTTGGATATAAAGCTGCCCGGCTACGCCCGCTCCGCTCGGCTTGTTTGGGCCAAAGCTCGGCGTGGCCAGACACAGCGCCGCCGAACCAAGCTGCACAAGGCCGCTCTGGATGGTAATATCGCCGCCTGTACCGGCCTGCAAAAAGATGTTGCCCGCAGGCTGGATCTTGATGCCTCCCCACGTGGTCGTCATGCCAAGGCCCGTGCTTGTGGTCGTGTCTGCCAGCGTAAAGCCGCCGATAGTGTTGCCATTATTATCGATCAGCGCGATGGTATTTCCGCGCAGCGCGCCCGCCGTCAGCGTGCCGTCGATGTTGACTGCCTTGACGTGCAGGTCGATGGTCCCCGTGCTCGCGATCTGCACGCCGTTTTTGTTCAGCGCAAAGACTGTGCCGTTGCTGCCGCTCGTTGCCGCCAACGTAATCTGCTTCAAGTTCTGGTCGATGAGCGTCTGCGCCGCCGTGCCGTCAATCTTCCCGCGCACCGTCGCTCGCAGGCCGTTGACATCCGCCGTCAGATTCGTCACGCTGCCGTCAAGGCTCGAAATGCTCGCCTGCAATCCCGTCGCCGTCGCTTGCAGCTGCGTGATGTTGCCCTCGGCGTCGCCGATGCGCCCCGCAAGGCCCTTCGCCGTGATGGACAGTTCGTTCACGTTCTTGTCCGTATCCTCGATTTTGGCGTAGATCGGCTCGGAAATATTCTTGATAAACTCGCTCAGTGCATTCTGATTGATGTTGCTCCCGTCCAAATTGAAGAGCGTATACCGAAGCTGTTCCAGAAGCACAAAAAGGTAGTCATAGACCCCGTTAATCTGCTCCTGCATGTCTTTGCCTTCGCCGTTCGGGAAAGTCGTCTCCACCAGCTGAAATGTCGTCGGCACTTGTCATCACACCTTCCAGTTGCCCTTGCTCTCTTTTCGGTTTTCACGCCGCCACCACGCCATAGCATCAGCCACCGCCTCGTTGGCAATGGCGTGGTCATTGGCATAGAGCGCGCTGTCCTGATTGTAGGCGTCGAGCTGCGCTGCCAAATACAGGTGGTAGCACTCGTTGTGCCCGTCCGGTAGCAGCAATTCCATGTCCTCGACGCTCGCGGTGTCATCCTCCACGCTCACCTTGAGGGTGGGGGCTTCCGCCCCCATCATCTCGGCGATTCGGTGCTCAAGCACCATGAGGATTTCCGCCTTGCGCGGCGTGCTCAATTTGTTAGGCCGCAGCGCATCCGCGTCACGGATAGCTTTCAGCATTTTCATACATTAGACCTCCGTGAAATACTGTCCCACCAGCTCATGCGGCAGATACTGCAAGACGATCTTCCCGCCCGCAGTCTCGCCGATACGCTCGCACTTGTACGTCTTGCCGTCCTCGCTGTCGAGGTAGTACTTGCCATACTCGTACTCCATGCCGCGCGCTGCGGGGATGGGGTCTGCTTGCGTGCCTGCATGCTCAGCGTCGATGACCGCCCAGAGCGCGGGCGTCTTGTCCGGCGTCCAGTCGGCCTGAGAGGTATGCGCCTGACGGCACTTGTGCACCTTGCCGCCGTAGCTTCTGCGGTCGCCCTCCGCGTAATCAACGGGGTACGCCCATGCCGTGATGAGTTCCGGCACAGTCGCCGCCTCGCCGTCGCTCAGGCTGACCGCTGCCTGCTCGATGATGGGCCGCAGCTCCACCGCACGGGCGTATGTGACCGGCGCGCCCGCAAGGGCGGTAACGGTCGCTTTGGCGCTCTCCGTCTCCGTAGGCTTGCCCATCTTGATAGATACGGTGCCGTCGCGATGGTCAGTGATGTCGCCCGCGATGCTGTACGTGCTGTTGTCCCACTCATTGACGACCTCTTGGGTCTCGCCCGTGGGCTGGCCGGCCGCGTCGTACTTGGGTACGGTATCGCGCTGTACGATGCTCCACGGCGTGTTGTCGGGCAGCAGTGCCGCCGCATCCGTGGCGGTCATCGTCAGACGGATGTTCTTCACCTCGCGCTCGTTCCATCCGCGGTCTTTCAGGATGCCCGTGATGGTAGCGGAGTACTCGGTGTTGTTGACTTTGATGTATGTTGCCATAGTATCACTCCTTTATAATTAAAAACAGAATCCAAAAGCCACGCCAAACTCAAGGCTCGCGATGGGGTTGTTGAGATATCCGTCCTTACTGACACCGCAGAAACGATTGTCGTAGTCTTTGTCCGGAGAGCGCCCCCACCATATGTTCGCGCTGCCGTTGCAGTTCTTCACCCGGCTGTTTCCCACCTTGTAGTAGTCATACTGCACGCCCTCGCCGCTATAGGAATTGCTGGTGCTGCCGAAAATCTCGATCTCGCTCAGCGAAAACAGCTTGTCCGCCGTGGTGTTGATGGTGGCGTTCCGGCTGCCCGCCGAGGTCAGCTTGTGCACCTCCCGGATGCCGTTCTGTACCTCCGTTGGCATCAGCGCCAGAATAGCGGGCAAATGCGTCTGCCGCATGGCGCAGCTCGCCCAGCCTCCGTTGTTGGTGTTGGAGCTGTTCATGTTCTTCAGCTCGCCGTAGCAGTCATGCAGCTGGAAGGTCAGTGGGGCCTTGCCGCCGGATGCGTAGGTGTCGTGGTTCTTGCCGATGATGTCGATCTGGTAGTCCACGCCGTTGATGGTCATGGGCTTCTGGTCTGCTACCTTCCACGTATCCGGCACCGCGTTGCTGTGGCACGCCGCGATGATTTGCTCCCATGTGTTGTTGGCAAACACGGGGTCGTAGGACGGCGCAAATGTAATATCCCACCCCGTGCCGTCAATCAGCGTCCTGCCCTTGAGGATGTTATACACCGTGCCGCCCACCATGCACTTGCCGCCCTTGACGGTGTAGGCCGTGCCGTTGATGAGCGTCTTGTGCGCGGTGAGCGCTGGCAACTCTCCCGCAATAAACGTCCCAGTACCGGCATTTCCGTAGAAAACGCTATTGACATCATCCCATAGCCCAACTTCCCCAGAGGCATTTTTGCAAGGGATGAAGTCACGGATAAGAGGTGCGCCTTCATACGCCGTAGTCTTCCAAATCTTACAGGAGTATAGCCTCATAGAGATAAATCCACTGCATGAGCCATTATTTCTCCTGAACGCAAACAGGGGGAGGTGACAGTTTATAGACCCGACAATCGATGGTGTTAATGTCAACGCTGTTGCTTCATCAACTTGCACAGTATAAGGGGCAGTTACAAATTTTCTGTCAAAAATATGTCGGCCGTATACGTTTCCTTGATGTTCAACGTTCCTGAGATTCCCATTAGCATATCTGGCAGCAAATCCCGTTCTATCTGCTCGTAGACGCATAACATTGAAGAATTCAGGCTTACCATTTTCAGCCCAAGATGCCGACGCGATATGATGATCGCCGCCTGTGTTGCTCTCCAAGATATAAGCATCGATTACGATTCGCGTTTCGCTGGGATTAACTTTTGTATCAATCCACTGCGTTCCCGTGCTCTCGATATACTCAAGCTTTGTGTATCCGCTTGGTAATGCCATGTCCCCCTCCTTAGCCGTACAGCCAGTTGATGGCGTAGTTTTCGGTCGGCGTGGGCTCAACGTTCACAAGCGTCTGCTTGACGATGTTGCCGCTTGCGATGTAGTCGCTTCCTCGCGTCGCCGCTACAATACCGCCGCTGCCGTTGCCCTTGAGCATCGCAGTGGTAGAGGGGACGTTGACGGGGCCAGCCGGACCTTGTTCGCCCTGCGGACCCTGTGCTCCCGTGTCTCCCTTGAGGCCTTTGATGTTTACCGTCGCGGGATTCGCAAGCCCGCCGTCGTTCGTCCAACTCAGGTCTCCCGCCGCGGACACAGCAGGGGTAAAGGTCGTGCCTTTTGCGCCGTCCGCACCTTTCGCGCCATCCGCCCCGGCAGGGCCCTGCGGGCCCGTCAGGCCTTGCGGGCCGGTTTCACCTTGCGGACCAGTCTTGCCCTGCGGGCCCTGTTCACCCTGTGGACCCCTTGGCCCCTCTGGTCCGGTATCTCCCTTCGCACCGTCAGTGCCGGCAGGCCCCCGTGCGCCCGTGTCGCCCTTCGGGCCCTTGAGGTTCACCGTTTTCGGGTTCGTGAGATTACCGTTGTTCGTCCAGCTCAGGTCGCCGTCATCGCTCATACTCGGCGTGAACGTCACGCCATCCTTACCGGCAGCTCCATCCGCTCCGGCAGGGCCTTGAGGCCCCATTTCGCCGGTATCGCCTTTCGGTCCCTGCGGGCCTGCCGCGCCGTCTGCGCCGGTAGCACCGGTATCGCCTTTAGGACCCTTGATGCTTACAGACTTTGGGTTCGTCTTGCCGCCGTCATTCGTCCAACTGATGACACCCGCATCGCTTACGCTCGGGGTGTAGGTCACGCCGTTCTTACCGGCAGCCCCGTCCGCGCCTTTGGATCCATCCGCGCCCGCGGGTCCCGTAGGACCTTGCGGACCAACTTCGCCCTGCGGTCCGGTAGGACCAGCCGGGCCGGTCGGGCCAACGTCACCCTGATCTCCCTTGGGGCCTTGGGCTCCCGTGTCTCCCTTATCGCCCTTTGCGCCTTGCAGGGGGCCGTTATTGATGAACTTGCCCGTCGTGCCGTTCAGGATGTAGATATCGTAAGGCTCCGCCGTGCCGACGCCGTAAGCGTCACCCGGCTGCGCAGTTGCAAGCTTGGCTTCGTCCAGCGCTCTTGCCGTGTCGTAATAGCCCAGCACCTTGAAGCCGCTGCCCGTGTCTCCCTTCGGGCCCTGCGGGCCCGTGTCGCCCGTCGCACCCTTCGGTCCCTGCGCGCCAGTATCGCCCTTTTCGCCCTGCGGGCCTGTCGGGCCTTGGATTCCCTGCTCGCCTTGCGAGCCGCGAGGCCCAGTCTCACCTGTATCGCCCTTGTCGCCCTTTTCACCTTGGGGCCCAGTGTCGCCGGTATCACCTTTTTCCCCCTTGGGCCCCTGAATGCCCTGCGGGCCACGCAGGCCTTCCAGTTGTTCCTTTGTGAAGTCGGAGTAGGTAAAGGCGTCACCCTTGTCGCCCTTATCGCCGGTCTCGCCCTTTGGCCCGCGTTCGCCAGTCTCTCCTTGCGGACCCGCCGGGCCAGTGTCACCAGTGTCTCCCTTGGGGCCGACGGGTCCCTGCGGGCCAACAGGGCCCTGGATGCCTTGCAGGCCCTGAACGCCCTGTTCTCCCTGCGGTCCGGTGTCTCCTTTCGGTCCTTCAGGCCCCGTCGCACCGGTTGCGCCGGTCTCTCCCTTGGGGCCCTGTGCGCCGGTCGCGCCCGTGTCTCCTTTGGGGCCGGTTGCACCGGTCTCTCCCTTGGGCCCCTGCGCGCCAGTATCTCCCTTGGGGCCGACTTCGCCCTGCGGTCCGGTCGCGGCAACGCCCGTGTCGGCAAAAGCGCCCGCCGTGGCGTCCCACTTGAACCAGTTGCCCGTGGTCTCGTCGACGTATGGCATCTTGGAGACCGCCGTCTCCGCATCCGCTGCTGCCTGCAAAACCTCATCTACCCAGCTCTGGAAGGCCGGTGGCGGCGTCTCGCCGCTGTCTTCCAGCGTTTCGCGCACGCGTGTTTTATATATCTGGCTCTTCACAATGGTATCGCCCACGGTATAGCGCAGCTCTGCCGCGCCCTCACCGGCCACCGCCGTATCAACGCTCGATACCAGCCACACGAGCGCGCCGTCATCTTCCGTCACCGTCACGGGATACGGCTGCGCATCGCCGTTTCGCTGCACGATCAGGCTCGCCACGCCCTCGCCATAGCCCTCGCGCCACTTTCCCAGCACGTCAAAGACGACCTTGCGCGCCTGATTTTCGCCCCTGCGCCCAAGCTTGATCTCTTCGAGCGCGTAAGCATTTTCAATAACCATGTTGTCACCTCTCTTATGGAAAACGGCGCAGCAAGAGCGACTTTTTCGTCCCTTGCTGCGCCGTGTCGCAACTCATTTTTCGTGTCTCGCGGTCGTATTCACTTACGCGTTGTGGGCCTTCGCGCTCTCGACATAGTCGCTGCTCATCGTCTGGATGAGATTCGCGGTCGAGGCGTCCTGCCTCATCTGGTTCTGGATGGCCCACAGGAACTTTCTCTTGACCTGCACGGTCACGCCGCGCTGGATCAGGCAGCTTTCGCCGTTCACGCACACAAGCAGGTCATCCTTGTACTTGCCGCTGTCCTTGAACAGGCGGACGCTGACGTACTCCTCGCCCGCGCGATCGGCGTTCACAGCCGCAACGGCGTTTTTTGCTTCGCTCATCGGTCTTTCCTCCGTTTCAATAGCGGGGGCGGCGTTCACAGCCGCCCCCTTGGTGGTTAGGTCAGCGGGGTCTCATCGAACGTGGAAGTTGTTTCCACGCGAATCATATACGCCTCAACCAGACGTTCGGCGACCTTGGTGGCCTTCCAGCCGACGGTTGCACGCTGGTTCAGCGGGTCAGCCGTGCCGGCAGAGCCGAGCGGCTTGACGATGTGCTCAAGACCACCGCCGGTCAGCTCGGTCGTGCCGTAAGCCTCCGCGCCCATGATGAGGGTGGAGTAGACGTTGCGGCCCTTCGCACCGGCTTCGCCCGGATAGATGGCGGTCGACGCCGTCGGGGTGGTAGCAGGTGCTTCTTTCAGCGTGATCGTCGCGCTGCCAGCAGCCGCAGCCGTGGCGTTCTCGATCTCAAGGAGCGCACCACCGATGACGACCTCACGGCCAGCCAGCTTTGCGGCATCGGCAGTGGTGATAACCTCGTTTACGGTCAGGGCCTTGCCGGATGCGCTCTTGACGGTCAGGTCGCGTGCGCCCTCGGTCAGGTCGTCCGCGTGGAACACCTTCGCTTCGGTCGTCTCGATGAAGCGGACGCCAGCGATCTTGCCGATCTCGTCGTCGTAGATGTTGCTGGTGTCCTTGTACTCGTGCGGGCGCTTCCAATCAGGGTCATCCTGAATGTCGTAAGAACAGTCAGGGTGAATGATGGCCCAATAGGAGCCCTCATAGCGCGGTGCGTTCATGGTTTTCAGGAAGCGAACCGCCTTGCGGACGGCGCGCACCGTGAAATAGTGGTTGCCCGTGGCCTCGCCGCCAACGAGCAGATGGCGGCCCGTCACCTGACCTTCGCCGTACTGGACGTTGGAGCCGCCGTTGATGACCTCGCGGGTGATGGTGTCAAGCGTGCGGCCCGCCTGAGAGCCGAGCAGCACCGTCGCTTCCTGCAGGTTGTTGTCGATGGCGGTCAGGTCGAGGATATCGGAGATCTCGACGAAATCGCCGTACTGGTCGACCTGCGCGGTCAGCGTGGTCATGGACAGCTTACGGCCCTTGGGCGTAACGCCTTCGGTGATGGGCGTCAAGGCCTTGGGCAGCGGATCATACTTGCGGAACTCGATCTCCTTGCCCTTGCCCTTGGGGATGTTGCGCTTCTGCGCGAAGCGGTCATGCACCAGCTCGGGTTCGGCGTTGTCGATCAGAGTATCGCAGTAGTAGGTCTTCATCTCGCCCGAGAGACCGGCATCGGTCGTCACGTTCGTCTGGCCCTCAAACAGGCTCAGAATGACGGGCAGAATGAAAATGTCTTTGAACTTCTTCATATAGTTTTGTCTCCCTTCTTGCAGTCGGTAAATTAGGCGGGCATCAGAATACGATGCGCTCGCCGCGCCGCACGCGCCTTGCGATCTCTGCGCGGTCGGCCTTCGTGAATTTGCTCGGGTCACTCTTGACAATGACCCCCGGCTGGGAAGTGGTTCCATTCTCGTTCGGGCGCATTCCTTTCGCACGGACGTTGTCCATCACGCGCTTTTCCATCTCCGCCGCAGCTTTCGCCGCGCTACGGGCCTGAATGTCGCCTAAATGGGATACCTCGTAAGCGTCTTTTACAGGAACGCCAGCACGCAGCATCGCAATGAAGCGCGGATTCTCCGCGACTTCTCGCTTGAGGTCGAAGTCAGGGTACTCGCCCAGCGCGTCCGCCGTGCCGACCAGCTCGCTCGCCTGACGGATCCAGTCGTTATAAGTCTCATCGGCTTTCTGCTGGCGCTGTCTGTCTTCTTCCTGACGTTTGAGCGCTTCGTTTTCCTGCTGCATCCGCGCATACTCGCGGTACTGTTCAACGCTCATGCCCATGCTCTCCGCTTCGGCGTTGTAGAGCACGCTGTTGAGCGCCGCATCGCCCTCAAAAGCCGCGCGCAGCTTGCTCATATCGCCATCCGCCACGCCATAATGGCGCATCAGTGTGTCGATAATGGGCTGTGAATCGGCGATTTTCTGGTCTTTGGCCTTCTCTTCGCCGAATCTGCGGTTGATGATGCGCTGCGTCTCCGCAGTGTACACGTCCTTGTATTTGCCGTTTACGAGGTCAAGGAACTCCTTTTTCAGGTCTTCCCCGCCTTTTTCCGCAGCCCCGGCGTCGTGCTGCTGCATCTTCGCGCCCTGGCCCTTCGGCTCGCCAGAAGAGTCCCCCGTATCGTCAGGTGTCTCCTGCTTGCCGAACACGACGTTGGCGTATTCGCCCGTTTTGCCCTTCCGGGTGGGAGAAGAGCTTGCATTCGTGGTCTCGCCCTGTGCGCTCGCGCCTCCCTCAGCGCCGCCCGATGCACCGGCAGCGGCTCCCGCAGCGGCAGCGCCGCCGTCAAAGAGGCTCAGGATCACGCGAAGCGTGGTTTTGAGGTTCATGGTATCCCTCCTGCTTGTCAAATCGCGGATATTTGGCCCTCCGTGTAGGCCGTGCAGCGCTTCCCATCATCCGCAGGGGAGGGGAGAGCGGCGAAAAGATGAAGAAAAACGCCGCCCCTCCCTCGCGGGCGTATGAATAGGAGGAAGCCACTCGCACGCCTAAAGCGTAACATGCGGCTTCCTCCGTCTCACCACGGGTGAGAAAAATTTTTTAATTTTCTTTGACGTGCACGAAGATCGCGTCCGGCCTCGTGACCTCAAGCTGCTTGAGCCCGATGCAGGCCGCAAGAAATGCCGCTTCGATGCGCTCATCGCCGCCGCAGTGGATGAGGAAGCGCGGCGCCCCCTCGTCTATCTCAAAGCCGTATACCTCGCACTCTCCCTCAGCCTCCATGTTCTTCACATAGCCGCCGAAGGCATACATCACGCCCGTGATGTAATTGCAGCACTTCTCGTCCGCCGAATGGCCCTCGCACAGTATCATGTAGCGACCGATCTCGTGCTCGATGTGAACCATTGTCATGCACTTACACCCCCGGCATCGCCGCGCTGCTGCCCGTGTCCATGTTCGGCTTAGACTGTTCGGCAAGCTTCTGCATGTACGGCGTCTGCGCGCTCTGCGCGTCGGCGTTCTTGCTCTCAATCCCGCCGCTGCTGCCGCTCTTACGTGTCGAGCCGCCACTCTGCGTGCCGCCCGCCATTCCGATACCCATGTCCTGTCCCGTAAACTGCTGGATGACCGCGAGCGCCTTTTGCAGCTGCTCGCTCTGCTGCTGCACCACGTTGTATAGCGTCGCGCCCTCGTTGACCTGGCTCTTGATCTTGTCGATGCCTTCAAAATCCATCATGTCGAGCGCGATCATGCTCTCCTGTGCCCTGTCAGGGGAGAAGAACCCGAGCGAATACAGCTCTTTCGCCCGCTCGTTCTGTTCTGCGCGGGAGAATGGGTTCTTCTTCTGCGCCTTGATCTTGATGTCAAAGACCGGTCTTCGGAACAGGTCATTGCCGAGGCTGTCCACGCCCGTCACCTGATCGCCAAGCTCGTTCACGCCGATCTGCGCATACTCGTAGGGCATTTCATTCGTGATGCGGAAAGTGCGCGCTGCGTCGTAGAACTGCCGCATGCGCTCGATGCACAACTTCACGATCTTCGTCTGCGCGCGGTAGCACGCCGAGATCATATCGCGGCTCGCCTTGTTGCCCGCCTCCTGCAGTGCAGAAATAGCCGCCGCAGCCGTCGCACCGCTGGATGTGCCGCCGTTGGACACGTCGCGGTTTGAACTCGTTTCCTTCATCTCGTCGATCTTCATCTGCACGATATTCGCGTAGATGGAATCGAGCGGGCGCGTCGTTACCTCTCGGAGCCTGCTCTCGTCGATCTGTCCGGACACGTGGATGATCGGCTTGCGCCAGTCAAGGAACTCTTCTTCGCTGATGTTCAGGCTTTCACTCGCGAAATACCGGCGCTTGCTGCCCATCATTGAAGTTTCGAGGATGTTTCCCCACAGCTTGTCGATGTAGAGCTGCGGATCCTTTGCAATGGCCGTATACCCAAATCCCGCTGGTGTGCCCTTTTCAGGAAACAACACGTCGAACACGAACGGATATTCGCCGTCTTCGTAGAAGCCGCTCTCCGCATATTCGGGGTTATTCTCGCTGGCGTAGACGATGTGCTCCTCGTCGATAAACTTCGCGTAGTGCAGCACCGTTCGCCCGTCTGCGGTCCTCTTGCGGTAATACCAGTCGATCACGGCGACCTTGTTGCTCGTGTCCACCGTGTCGTCGTACTCGTATTTCGCCATTTCAATGCTGCTGCCGCTGAGCTTATCCGCAAACTGCGGGTATTCGTCCTCGATGATGTCGCGGTCGACGAGCGCCACCGTGAACACGTTGCGGCTCTTCTGGATGTCCTCAACACCCGGCTCCCAGAAGATATTCAGCGGGTCAATACCCTCGATAGCGATGTCGCCGAGCCCATTGTCTTTCTCCTTGTCCCAGAACACGCCGTAGATCGCCACACCGTGTTTGAGCTTTTCCCACCACTCGAAGCTGTATGTGCTGTCAAATTCGTTGTATTCCATGATGACCGGCAGCACGGACGAGAGCGTCTGTGCGCTTTCCTCGTCGCTCTGCTCGCGAGGCAGGCATACGGGCTCTGGGTAATTGTCCATCGCGTCGGCGTGCTTATTCATGATCGAGTTAAACAACCATGCACTCGCAGGCTCGGGCGATTCCCCCGCGTCTTTCGTCCCGCGTCGGATATCCTCCCAATGCCGCAGCTTCCACCAGCGCTCCTCGCTGATGATGCGATTCTCGAAGTTGCTCTTGCCCTTCTTGTATTTTTGCAGCGTTTCTACGGCGTCGCCGATCTCCTTGTTGCCGATGGCAGCGCCGCTGCTCATCGCCGCGTCGCTGTCGCGGAATGCGCCAACAAGCGGCGCTTCTGCCTTTGCATCCAACATCGCAGCAGCGCCAGCCGCGTCGGCCTGCTGCTGCGTTTGCGGGAATTTTCTCATCCCTGCCATGTCTTCCCCTCCTGTCAGTTGTGTTGGAACCACGCATATCTGTCGTAGCTCGGCTTGTTGATGTCCAGCGGGTCGTACAAGACCAGCTTCGGAGGCTTATTTACCCGCGCCGCAATGGGGTTCTCCATGCACACATAGCGTGTCATGTCGTAGATATGATCCTCCTGCTCGGTGTTCACGTCCTCAACGTTCTTTTCGTCGTAAACGAGGTTTGGCACCGTGCGAATGAAATTTTTGCACGTATCGAAGATATACAGCATCGGAACGCCGTTCTCATCGAACGCGAATCGGTTGTGCAGCTGCATCTTACCGTCGATGCGGGCGTTATCCCCTTTCTCGAAGTAGACACGCTCGCGCTCAAAAAGAGCGCCGATGCTCTCCGTGCCCTGCGTACCCCAAATGGCGGGGTCGCCCACACGGAAGATGTGCCGCTCCTTGAGATTCGGGTCTTCCGCCTCAATGCGTTTCATCTCGCGGGCCACCGCCGTCGGTTCCATCTTCACGCCCTCGTTCGGCGTGCCCGTGCAGCCGTAATATTCCCTGATATGGTAGAGCCGCCTATCATGGTCGACCGCGAACCAGCCGATGGCAAACGGCCTTGAATAGCCCCAGTCCATTGCGCACCAGATCGGCCACTCCTTCGGCACCTGAAACGGCGCGATGACGTGCGTATGGATGCGGTCGCGGTAGTGTTCGCTGTCATTGCGCCACTCGGTAAACACCTGCCCGGAGAACGTGTCCCAGTCGCCGTAGAGCAGTGCGTTCTTTTCTGCCTCCGGCATCGACGCAAGGCGCGTCAAATAGCTGTCGTCGTTCTTGAGCAGTATCTTATTGTCGAATACCGTGCTCGGCACGAAGATGCGGCTCTTCTGCCGATGCTCTTCGTGCCCATCTGGAAAGCGCACGACTGCATCCTCGCTGATGGTCCTCATCGGCGGCGCTGCTGTGATGAAACGTTCCTTGACCCATCCGTGCCCCACACCGCCGGGGTTCGCCGTGCTTCGGATGTATACACGCGTCCCCGGCCCGTTCGGTCGGTTGCGGGAAAAGAGATAGCTATATTCCTCCCATGTAAAGTGGGTCAGCTCGTCGAATGCGATAAAGTCATACGCCTGTCCCTGATACTTGATCTTGTCCTTTGCGTACTGCATCGAGCCGAAGAGTATTTTCGCCCCGCTTGGGAAGGTCCACGTGTGGCTGCTGCCGTTGTAGCGTGCGCCCGGATAGATACGCGGGTAGTAGTTCAACGTCTTGTCAATGAGCTCGGCAAGCTGCGGGAAGGTCTTTCGCAGGATGATCGCCTTGTAATACGGGATATTCACCTGCCGCAATGCCTCGATGACCAACGCATCGGATTTTCCCCCGCCTAACCGGCTGCGCCGCCGTATAGAGCCTCGTCCTCCCAGCGGCTCATAAAGAGTGCCTGCTTGGGCTGCGGCTTCCATACCACGCTACGCTTCGCCATTCGCATCACCTCCCGCGGCCTGCGGAACAGGCATCACGGCGGGCAGCTCTGCCACCCCGCACACGCTCTCTCCGCCGTCGTCTTTCTTCTCATCGTTTACCCAGCGGAAGTTGTATCTCAGGCTGAATTCCGCGCCACGCTGTCCGTCTCGGTCGAAGAGGCGTTCCTCTGCGTAAGCCTCGATGCGGGCCTTCGCGCGCGTGACCGTGTCAACGAATCCTTTCTTTGCCTGATAGTTCAGCAGCGCTTGTCTGCTCGTAAATCCCAGCGCAAGCGCGAGCCCCGTCACCGTCGGTGGGCGCTGATGAATGATAAACGGCTGCCCAAATTTGTCGAGGATCGGCATCCCATCGTCCCCGATGATTGGCTCTCCCTTGCAATCCTCGAAGTATTGGTCAATGACGGCCTGCATTTCTTCGACCGTCGCATATTTGGGATGACACCCCGCTTTTGCCATGCCGCCACCGCCTTTCTTTTTTATGCTGCAAGCCCCCCGCCCTCGGCCTTATTGCGCAGCATTCTTATCCCCGCTCGGGGAACCGAGCTTCCTATTTCCGACGGTAACACGCCATCTTTTATTTCTCACCACGGGCGCGGAAACTTTCTCTTTCCTTTCTGCGCTCTCCCCTGTATAGTTACATACACACAACATAGATACATCCTGCGTATAGCACCCTCTCCCTATCCCCCCTATAATCCCCCCTTCCCCTCTCTCCCGCAGCAAAAAGAAGCAGGGCTTTCGCCCTGCCTCTTCTTATGCCATTTTGAGCTTCCTCTTCATCCACGCCCACAGGTTGCGCCACGGGTGGGATTCCGCATAATTGGCGCGCTGCTCGGCGTTGTATCGCTTGTTACGCATTACATTAATGACCTCTTGCTTAAAAGCGCGCTCGTCGTTTGCCCGCCAAAGCGCCGCCTCAGTGTCAGCGAACTTATTTCGCATCGCATCCGCGTCCGCTTTTAGATTCGCAATCATATTCTCGCGGGTGATGGCCTCGCCGTTCATCTGGTCAAGTTTCTCAGTCAGCACGGCGTTCTTTCGCTGCATCGCTGCCTTTAGGTTCGCATACTCGGCAAGCAGATCGTTCTTCGCGTCAATGCAGTTTTTCAGCCCGACGACTTCCGCTTCAAGCGCCGCGGACTTCTCCTGCGCTTCCTCCACCATCTTTGCCATTACGTTGATGCTCATAATTTGGCTCCTTTCATTCGTAGCTGTTCTTCTCGTCCCCGGTCGCTCACGATGCTCACGACCTTACAGTCGCCGTATCGCTCGATGTCCATGGCGATTCGCTCTTTAATGCCCTGCGCGTCAGCGGCGGGGACGTTGGCTTTAATCGTGATCGTCAGCATGTTCGCCCTCCTTCGGCTCGCCGTAGCTGCAAAAATCGTCACCACTCACATTACGCCTATTACATGGCGCATATATGTTGTGACACGTCAGCGTCCCCGGCTTACCGTATCGCTGGGTAAGCTCTGACGGCAATGTGCTGTGCGCGCAGTCCTTGCACCGCACCACCGGCACAACGTCAGCGCTTGGTATATTTCCTAAAGCATCAATAATCGCATCCCAAGCGTCATACTTCTCCCTGTCTGAGCCACAAACATAATTTCTGCCATATCGTCCGACAGGGCATAGTTCTTTTTGCTTTTCTTCAATTATCGCAATCGCCGCTTCTTGCTTAATGTATTTATCCATTGGCTTATACTCCCTCGTGGCAATATCCGTTTTCGTCCGTGTCCTTTCCCCAATAGGTGCAGTGCAGGACATTTCCGATTACCACTGATTGATAGCAGTCCTTACAGCGTACCACCTCTACCACATCGGCTGCGGGACGATTCAAAAGAAACCGCTTTAGCGCGTCCACGGAAATGGTCTTATCCCCGACCATGAGCCTCTCGCGCCGTTCTATCTCCCGAAGCGTTGCTTCCAGCTCAATGTATTCAGCCATTGTCCATTGCCTCCACATAGCACCAGCTCTGGGGCGGGCGCTTATCGCAATCGCAGCATTCCCCGCACCCGAAGACGCTTGGCTCGCGTCTGCAAAGCCTTTCCGCCCAAAACTCAAACAAGCACTTCGGTGCGTCATAGATGCGCAAATCGGTAATGTGCCAGCCGTAACCCGTTTGCGCGTGCAGATAGTCGTGCATGTCCTTGAGGGTAAGGCAGGACTGTTGAGCTACTTCGCACGCCGTCAGCCAGTCTTCACCCCTGACGTAGTAGCTGCCGCCGTGCGCTTTGGTCTCCAACTCGTAAATCCGGTCGCAGGTAAACTCGCCGACGATATTGCCATTTCCTACGGCCCCGCCGACAGGGATTGCCGTTTCAGCGTCCATGCATGCGATCAATTTCGTACCAAATCTATTCTGCATGAATGCAAGGTGCTTGTCCTTCGTGCAGTAGATATAGCACTTAAACGGCGTGTTCATCTTCGGCCGCGTCTTTCGCACCTCGATGGTCTTTTCGCCGTTGGCGATCTTCTCACACCACTTCGGGCGGATGCTCAGCATAACAGCCTTACTCATCCTTCATTGCCTCCAATGCCGCTTTGGCTTTCTCATAGGTGAGAAATACGGTCTTGCCAAATGCGCTGGGATTGACCCCATACTGTTCGCTTAATCCATCTACTGTGGAAAAGACAATGGTCATAGCGTGGCTTCCAATGTTCACAAATTCTATCACGCATTTGCGGGGGTGCCGCATCCCGTCAAGATTCGCCCACACTATATCGCCCACCTTGCACGGCAGCACCGCCAGCCGTCCGCCCTTGTCGCCCTCGGCCAGCTCGCGCAGGCGGGCAACGCCCTCCTGCTCCGCATCACGCATTACGATGTACCGTCCTTCCGCGTCTGCTCGCGCAAATTCGGCACAGCGTTCCGGCGTCAGCCCTGTCGCCTCATAGGCGCGCACGTCTTCCCGGGCCCTCAAATAATCCCGAATGAGCTGTTGCACCACGAACCGCTGCGTCATCGGCCACGCCGCAATTTGCTCTTGCAGCTTTTTCAATGCTTCGTCCGAAACCATCACTCCACCTCCTGACTCCAAAACTCACGGCGACAATCAATGCACACCCGATTTAGACAATCCCTGTGTCGGTTCCGATAATCAGCAGAAACGAGCTCTGGGCATAACCGCAAGCACCCATATTTGTCAATTTCCGCCTCCGGCCACTGCTCCAGAAACACGCTCTGCCGTGTCTTGCGCGGGTGTTCTTTTGACCATTTATCTACAATTTCAATTTGTTGTTCAGGTGCATATTTACTTTTTATTCCTACGAAACACTCCCCCAATCCATTTTCTTGACTATTAGCGGGGCACCCCTCACACCCAAATAGGCTGTCACACATTCTGGCACGTTCTTTAATAAACTTCACAGCGTCCATCACATTTCCCTCCTAAAACTTGAAGCTCTCTCTGAGCTTCTTGCCATTGAGATCCGCCTCCGCCGTAAAGTAGCGGCGCGTCGTCTCTTTCGTGGTCACGCTCAGGATGCCGTTACTGCCCTCAAATGCGGCAGGCTTCCAGCTGAATGGTTCACCGATGTACATGGTCAGGCCTCCTCACAAATGTCTACGATGTGCTCGCACAGAGCTGCCGGGATGATCGCTTTCTCTCTGCTGTTTTTCAGCCCCTGCGTCCCTGTCCTCGCCCCTCGCGGCGCGGGCACATGACACGGGTCTCCCTTGTGGCACATTGGTTTGAATTTCGGGTCTGGGTGGTTCGTCCAGATATCGGTCGGCTTCTGCCGCGTATCGCCGTACTGGCAATATGTGACCGTGTATCGCGGCAGTCCCTCCATCCACGTCATCTTGCGCAGCCCCCCACGTGGATTCTCGACGAACCAATACTTGGGGGATAGCGCCATGATGAGCCGCAGCACGTGTTGGTCGACTGCATCGCAAAACTTTGCATACTTGCTGATTGGATCCAAATTCCCCGTCACGGGGTCCTTGCGGCGGTGATGTGAGATCGCCGCAATAGAAAACGTTGCGCAGTCCGGGCTCGCCCAGATAACGTCCGGGCGCCCAAAGCGGTCCAAGATATCCTGCGCTGTGACGGTCATGATATCCACGTACCAATCGATATGGTCAAAGTCCTTATCCCACTCGATGGAATACACATCATGCCCACGCCGCTCGAACGCCTTGCCCACGCTCCGTGTCCCGGCAAATAGTTCCAGTACCTTCATGCGTCCGCCTCCTTTTTCCGTTTCTTCCAGCCGTCACATGGCACGTCGGCTTCAGACGGAATGAATACCGGGTAGCCTTTGCCCATGCCCCAGTTGTAGTCTTTGTCTCCATAGCGGAAGCAATAGCCATAGATGACGGCCTCGTCGCTGCGGACAAACGGCTCTCTCAGCGCCGCGTAGTTCCGACACGTCTCGCAGCTATGTACTGCTCCCTCGTGAGCCTCTGCCCAAAGCTTCGTCTGCTCTTCCGTGGTCACGTCAAGAATTTTCTTTGTCATCTCCGCCCCTCGCATTCTCCGAACATTTCACGGAACGTCAGTCCCGTCAAATCTTCCAGCGCCAGCAGCTTTTGGATGGTCGGCTCGATATCGCCCTTGACATATCGGCTGATGACCGACGCGCTGATTCCCGTTGCGGCGGCGAGCGTCGTCTGGTTGTAATTCGTCGATTCCAAAAACGCTTTCAGCCCCGGATATGGGCAGCGCTCCCACGGCGTTTTGCTCATAACAAATCGGCTCATGCGCGCGCCTCCTGCAAAAACAAACTCCCTTGTGAGATGCATTCCTCAAAGCGCCTTTCCTGCGCTTCGTAGTAGTGCTCGTCAATTTCGTACCCCACAAAATCGAGCCCAAGCTCCAATGCAGCGATACGGCTGCTCCCGCTGCCGAGATGTGTATCGAGTATCTTGTCTCCGGGCTTGGCGTACTTCTGAAGCAACCACACGTAAAGCGCCACAGGCTTCTGCGTCGGATGAATGCGCTGCTCGTTCAGCGCCTTATTTCCTTGCTGGATAAACCCCTCTGCGATGCTTTTGCCCTGCATCATGCCATTCCACATGTAGCGGAAAAGCCGCACGCTGTCATGGCAGTTTGTAGCTGCAATCTCGCAATCGCTAAAAGAGCTACCCTCGTTGCACTTGTCCCAAACAATGCGCCCCGGCGCAAAGTGATAGTCGAAATAGTTACAGCCCCAAACGATATAGCGCTTTGCGACACGTTCCAACTCATCGAAATATTCACGTGTCGGAATATCCCACTTCGGCGATATGGGGTAGTCTCTGTGCACACCGATTTTGCTGACCTTGCAGCCATAATATCCGCGCCGCTCCGGCCCGCTGAAATACGGCGGATCGACCACAGC